CCTGGCTCACCGCGTATGCCTTGGCACCTTTGTTTGAGAGATAGGGCGTGATTAGGTTAGCCCCGGGCTTGTCTGGATCTGGAGGAAAGTAGAACATGTCATCGGTAAGGTTGTACTTCTTTTTCACCATGCCCAGTTTTACTTCGAGGCTACGCTCGACCTTCTTAGCCGCCTTTGTTCTAAGGGCCATCCTTGGCGTCACCTTGGGCTTGGCCACATCTATCATAGGCACCTTAAAACTATTCTTGGGCTTTTTCTTTAATGCACCAGCCTTCAGCATACGAGCCTTCCACCAGGCATAATCCGAATTGCCCCAAAGAAACGGATCCGGATGTAAATCCATCACCAGTTTTTCACCCGCATAGGACTCCACTTGTACTGCGCCCGTCATGTTCACCGGGTCGATACGTTTGCCCGTGGGTGTTTTGACGTAGTAGTGCATCTCCTCATCGGGGAAGCCTTTCAACGCGCCCTTTACCCCATAAATTTTCCCATACCCCTCGTCCGCTAATACCCGGGCAATGGCACCACACGGCCCACTACTAAACTCATCAATATATTCCTCTATATCACTCCGCAATACAACAAGCTCCGGCTTTAGCCCCACCGCCGGGGGCTTGGTAGCACGCCGCACTTTCTTTACCGCCGCTTTGGCCGCCACACTACCGGGCTTTAGCTTACCGGTAACCGAGGTCAGGTCAGCACCGCGCCACCGTGAGGCCTTGCGGGCCGCTATAGTTGAGAGTTTGGGATGCTCTCGCCTGACACTTTGGCGTATCCTCGTCGCTACCTCGTCCTTGTGCCATACCTGGCCAGTGGTTTTACCGGTGGGAACGGTGCCGGGTTTTTCCAACCCTTGGCCTTTCCCGGCCCAAGTGGTTTTAGTAGTGCCGCCGATATGTTCGCCTACACCTGCGGGCAGCCATGCGCAGCGGCAGTTCGGGTGCCGGGGCACCATACCACGGGCTTCCTTTACCGTGAGTATAATACCCTCGAGCGGGGCACACATAGGACACCCCAGGATGTCGTGTGCCGTATTCCACTCGGCCAGGACGCCTACTTCCTCTACGTTCATAGCCTCAAAGGCGTCAAGCTGCCCTTCGCTATGGGCGTGGACGATCTCGGTGCGGGCTATCGTCATAGCCCGTTTCTTTTCAAGCCCGCTCACACTCTTGTTAAGGTTGCGGGCGGTTTCCCGGGCACCTTTCCCGGCCGCCAGGTCGTTGGCGAGGATCCGCGACATCTCCTTATCCATGTCGGCGGTAACACCCTCAAGCTGCGCGAAGGACCGGGTGCCAAGCATCTTGAGCTTGCTTTGGCCAACGGGGGAGTTAAAGGCCATGTTCAGGAACCCGGCCTTACCACCCTCTACGAACTGGAAGTCCTTCCCGGCCGCCGCAATAGCCGCCGCGTGGCTATCGGTATAGGCCCGCATGAGGCCCTTCTTGTAAGAGCTTTTTATGTAGGGCTCAAGCCAGGGGGTTTCCACCATACCGGGGCTTACTTGAAGGACGTTTGTTTTAACTTGTTCCTTTAACCAGGCCCGGTAACCGTCAAGTTTAGTGGCGTCCGTCTCGAAGCGCCAGCGCGTGTTAGTGGTGGGTTTGGTATTGAGCACCGTGCCCAAGCCTAAAACCCGGGACGTGGCAACGTCGCCACCCTTACCAAACGCTGGGCCACGGGCCGCGTCCCGGTCTGCACGTATACCGAACGCGTCTTGTGTATACACCAGATCAAAGATGCCACGCCGGAGGGCGCGGAACCGGACCCGCATCTCGGTCATCACCCTACGGCGCAGCATGGTGGTACGGGTAGGGTCTATCCGTAGCGGGTTTATACGCCGCCTCTTCTTACGTCTCGGCAAGGCTGCCTCCTTAGAATATCAATGCACAAACAAGCACCGCCGCAATAGAAATAATGGCCCCCACAGCCATCAGCACGGCACCAATGCCGTATAGCACAATACCGAAGGCCCCCATACCCACGGCCTTTCGGAGCCTCTCGGTATCAATTCCCTCAACCCCCATCATAACACCTCCTTAAAATAGTAACGAACAACCACCAATGAAAATCACCCAGAAGACAAAACTAAGGGCAATGCCTACCAGGATACCGGTAGCAGCGTGGAGGCCTTTATCATCGTCCCCCACACCACGCCAATCATAGTCATAAACAACTATACCCTGCCTTTTACCTCGCATTGCATTCCCTCCACCTTATCGGGGTTATCACACCGCCACGCCGCCCAGCTCGGGTCGGTGAGCTTGTGGTGTACCCACTCCGGGAGGTCCGGTTTGGGTTCAAACGGTGGCTTACTATTGGCACACCGCCCACATAGGTCCACCGCGCTCCGGTGGCTATAGCAAAAGAAGAGCCCGCAGCCATGCTTTCCACCGAAGGCCGCACCACCACACACAAAGGCCAGGCCCCGGTCGATCAACGCCTCACAATCGGGATGATCACATATGGCGGGCACCGCATAACCAATATCGCGGTCATGGGTACCATCATACCCCATTGCCCAGCCCACTATTTTTTCTCCTCTTTCTTCTTAACCGGGGGCTTCCCCTTGCCCTTGCCCTTTTCCTCATCCTCACCGTCACCCGTTAGCTCGGGGGGTGGGGCAACACGGCCGGGCACGGTCCCATCCTCATCCTCGATCCCGGCTATATGATCCAACGCCGCGTCCAAGATGGCCGTTGCCACATCGTCGTCAAGGCCGCATATAAGAGTAAGGAACTCCAAGGGGGGTATTAGCGCATCCACACCGCCACCCACATACTTCGCGAAGGCCTCCGTCTTGAGCGCCGCCACTTCGGCCGTCTCCTTTTCACCCGGGGCCGTTATATCGGGCCATGCTACTTCCCATCCCTGCGGCACCTTGGGGGGTACAAGCACGCCGTAGTCCACCAAACGCTGCAACACCGGGTCAATGATCATGGGGGTTACATACCGCCCCTGCCTATTGCTCAACCGGCCGTTCCAGGCCTTGGTAGCCTGGTCCCCGGCTATCACACCCTCTTCAATGCCCATAAACACCCGGTAGGGCACGGCAATCGTTATACATATCGCCTTGATCTGTGCATCGAAGCTACTTGTGGGGTCGGCTATTTGTGGGGCGAGGCTTTTTGCCGACATACCGGTAAGGGCGATGTACCGTTGCAACCCGTTCATATAGTTGAACATCATGGTACGGGTGGCTTCCTCATCAAGCGTAGCGTTTTCAAGGCCCGGCTGCGTCTCAAGGCTTACACCGGGGAACCCGCCGCGCCAATACATCTCACCGTTTCCGCCAAGCACCTTGCGCAGGTCACATAAACGGTTCCACACCGGCTCCATCCGTGGGGTGCCCATCACCTCACTTGTTTTCCGGTTGTCGGCGATATGGCTAATACGCGTCCAATGCACCGTCGAATCGGTCATGTTTGCCGGGGTTGCCACCGCACCGCTCTCCTGGTTACGAGGATCGGATAGTGTAATGGTGTATGTCTTGGGCTTGCCATACCGGGGGCTGGTTACTTCATCGTCGTAGGTGGCTATCCGCACCAAGCTCTCGTCCAAGACGCGGATATAAATCACCTTGCGCTTGGGGCCGGTAACCTTGCCTGCGCGTGGGGTGCCCGTTGTTTCTTCCCATTGCTCCCACCCCTCCACCGGCTCGTTGAGGTGCTTACCATCATTAAGCCCCCATAGGATGACGCCATAGTGTCCAACACCACTTAGCTCATCGGCCCGTTGCATGTAGTGGAGCAGGTGATGTTTGCTATCGAGGGTGTCAAGGCTTACTTCAAACGGGGTATTTTTCTCGGGGTCCGGGTCCTCGTTAATGGTAGGGAACCGCTTCCATGTTTCTTCCGGGTACACGTTAACAACACGGCGGCCCATTTCCCGGTCGTACATGGCACGGAATTGCTCCTCCGTGATAACCTTGGGGTAGCCACACTCTTCGTCAATGTCCCGGCGCGGATCGAACAACTTGTTAAGCATATCGGCCCGGGTGGTCATGACGTTTAAAGCCAGGTCAGGGTTCTGGAGGATGGCATTAAATACCATATCATCCGTCACCCCATCCGGCCTATTGTTGGTCTTGGTCTTGGCCATAGCAACCCTCCTTATTCTTTCATGTTTTTCTTCAGCTCTTTCAAAAGATCTTTCATCGCCGGTGGCATGTTCTTATTATTGTCGATGTTCTCAAGGTCAACCGGTTTAGTGCCCTGTGAGGGTACCATAACCTGCCTAATTAGCCTTGTTTTCTTTTGCACCTTATTTCCAAGCAACGACACTCGGAACCGCTTGCCCATATTGTGCTTCTTACCGGGTATTGAGTAAGCGTTAAATATAGTATTGTGATCCTTCTCGAAATCGTAGTATGGCGTCTTGGTTAGGTCCACGAGGGGCGGGTAAATTGGTGGTGCGCTGAACCTCGGGTCCTTGCCCGCTATAGTGCCACCTATAAACTTCGGGGTCCCGGCACCGGATAGGTAGGGGGCACTACCATCCAGCGTCCATATCATGTTATCCAAGAGCGTTAATTCCTCGGTTTCATATTCGTTGTAGGTATCAATAATCCGGCCCGTGGTACCCACAAGTATATTGCCTTGGAAAACAAAGTCCTCGGGTGGGAACTTGTACCCGTGTTGAACCGCTTTCCAATGCACATCATTATTGATTTGTATCACGGGCTGGTGGTCAGGTTTATTGTTATGCCATTGGTCCACTTCCCACTGCACGGGGCCATTATAAAAGGTGTTGTTTTTGTATAGGTGCCGTTGGTTTGGCTGGTGGGTAGCAAGGAAGTATTCCGCTTCCGATCCCTTGTCCCAATTAGAGGTCATATCCATGGTACCGGCATCAAGCATGTCAAGGAACTCATCTTGGAGCCGGGCCAAGGCACGCCAATCCTCCAAGGTGCGAGGGCCGTCCGTGGCACCCAGCATAGCCTCCCAGTTAACGTACCAATCATAGTCATAGATAACCACCGGGCACCGGTTGTGCCCATAGGATATATTGTTCTCATATACAAGGTCCTGAACACCTATGGAGGAAAAGCCACATAGCTGGGCGTGCCGGAAGAGGTTATTGGTAACACGAACATTATCGGCCCGGCAGTTAAATTGTAAGCAATGCCTCCCGCCCGTGCGGGTAACCTCGCCGTTCATTATCTTGATATTCCAATATGCGGGCCACTCGGGCTTCCAATTTCCACCGCTTATGTATATGCCGTGGTTTGTATCACCGTGCCCCGGCGGGACGATGGTGTTTAGAACCTTATAGTTTTTTATCGTGATGTCATGGAGGACATAGCCCCCGGTGAAGACGCCGTTTGCCTTGCAATGGTTTACTATGATGCCGTCTAAGGTGATCCACCCAAGGCCATGGGCAACACCGGCCTCATCGCGCCACGGGTACGAGTCGCTCAGGGCTATTCCCTCGCCGCCGCCGCCTTGCACCTCCAACCCTCGGATATATATGTGCTCACAATCCGACAGGATCAAACACGAATCCATCGTTCGCTCGTTGTGGGTCTCGGGGTTATACGGTGGGGGTAGGGCAAACCCCCACACCATGGCATCGTCACATTCTATTCTAAGGGGCACCTCGGCAGTAAACCGCCTTTCATTAAAGTACCACCGGACGTCCCAGCGGCCGGTAGCGTAAACGGTGCCGCCCTTACCACCCAACGCATCCATCGCAGCATTTATTGAGTATAAGGGGCTTTCCTCTGTGCCAAGGTTTGCATCGTTCCCGGTGTTGCCATTGATCCATACCTCCCCTGCGAAGGCCGGGATGCAAAAGGTGAGTAAGAGGAAAAGAAACGTTGTAGGGATCATAAAGAAGGGGTTTAAAGGTGTGATCCTTTGCATCGTACAGCCTCCACAAGGAAGATTATTGTTAACGGTTAACGGCCGGTAAACCCGGCCTTACAAATTACGCGTCCAGAACTCCACCTGCTTGTCGGTGCCATCGGGGGTCATCACCCCCACACGTTTGAAGCCGGGTGGCATCTGCATCGTTACCGGGGCGGCCGCCATTTCCAACTTCGCCATCTTGGCCTTGAACTCCGCCAGTTGGGCTTTAATATCCACCTCGCCTTCGGGGTCCACCGCCCCAAGAGCCCTGGTGGCACGGATGATAAAGTCGAAAACGTCGTCGGCCAGGGCATAGGCCGCACCATACACTAATTGGGGCACCGCCATAGTGGGCTTCTTGACTTGTTCGGCATAACAACCCGCGAGGGATTGCTTACCCCAGAAACTCTGGTTGTGAAGTTCTTGCACGGCTTCTTCTACGCTCGGCATGTCAGTCTCCTTTCGTGGTATCTACATACTGCGGTTCACTATAGTAAACGGTTTTATATGCTGTTTTCTCGGCCGCGTGGGCCGTGGATAATAGGATAGCTGTGCCGTTGTCCTTCACGGCCGTGGCTTGCCACCCGGCTGCGGTCTCCTTGGCGTCGTTCAAAATACGTAAGCGCATGTTACAACCCAGCCAGCAATCGTAAACGATCATCCCCTTTTTTAGATCCTTGGTATAGTACGTTTTATCAAGCACCATTGGCCTCCTCGTCGAAAACTTTCATCAACGTCTTCGGCTGGGCTTTTACCGGTGGGGTGGCGTACCCGGTACGGATACGCTCAAGCGCCGGTCTTAGCTTCTCAAGGGCCGCAAGCGCCTTGTCCGCGATGGCGTGCCTGCCTACCCGGTAGGCTATAAGGAGCTCGTCCTTTGCGGCAAGGACTTTCTCGTAAACGTCCCGCTGGTCCGCAAGGGCATTTTTA